AGGATATTCACAAACTGCAGTAGTTCTCCACAAATGGCTTTGACGGATCATAAAACCCATTTTTCGCAGCATGGCTAAGAAGAGCATAATTAATGCTTATAAATTGCTCAGTGTGTCCAACATCATTACATAAGACGTGGGCCAATTCGTGGAGGACAACGAACATGAGCGTGTTCTTGTCGTACAACCTCCCGTCTCGCGGATCTTTGGTGCATAGATGTATAATCTGTTTGTTTATGGTATACGACTCCTTGTCGTCAACCATAACTAACCTTTTTAAAACATTTGGGTCGTTTAAAGGTTCTAAAGGACCAATGAATGATCCTGGTTTTCTAAGAAGGAATAGATTGACCAGATCGTCGTAGATATCCTCGAGAATGCTCCTCGGGGTGTGGTTTGGCCCAGACGTGGCAACCAGACTACTTGGGCCAGGTGTCGTTGCCGCCACGAGTTTGTATGGCAGTCTTGTTTTGCCGTTAGCGAGTTTAAGTAAGAAGACGCCTAATAGTGCGCCACATACGATGTACATCATTTATTAACTACGCTAATAGTTTGATTGTAGTATGCGTTAGATTGCGGACGTTAGATAGAGTACGAGTACTTCCAACCCAATAGCGAAAACAGTTTTTTGCATATGGTATGATGGAAACTTTTTCTTTCGGAGGTTTTTAAGGTAAGAAAGTCCATCTCTGTGCATGGATGCCCGTGTTTTTTGAGCAGTTGATAAAGGACGAACTGAGCGTTAATGAAGTTCTTGCGTTTGGCAGACTTGGGCTCTTGGCTGTCTGTTTTGGACACGAAAGCTGAACTGTCTTCGTTGAATGTGTCGTCATCCAAGTCTTTATACGTACTATCGTATTTCTCGGTCAAGCGGTCGAAGTCGTCTAATAGCGCGTCTTCCAGATATTCTATGTTGTCGCACGGTTGTCCAGTTAACACGTGGTGTATGAGGACGATGTCATCATAGAACTTCCGGATGTCCTTGGATTCCAGCTCCTTCAAGATATCCAAGACCATGGCCCGAGTGACTTTCTGGTACCTCTTCAGCCTATCTTCGGTAGAAACGTCGATCAGTTGTTTCTCAATTAGTTTAACTTCCAGTATAGTATAGATTTCTTCCGGGATATGAGTCTTTTGCTTGCCTTGGTACTGGATAATGCAGTCTCTGAAGTGAACTTTCCTATTGTAAGTATACTTGCTCGCCATATTGACACGCCCAACATCCGAGAACGACGACGTATTCGAGATGAGAGACTGCTCAGTCGAACATATGGCGCAAACAGCTCTGTCCTCATCTTTGATAAACTCTGCCTTGTTACCACACACGCACGGCGGTGGACTTGACTTTGGTAATTTTACTTTGTAAAATTGGTTCTTCATCATAAGTTCGAAATTCTTAAGACTGCTGTATCCTTTTACTTTTCGCATAAAATCTTCTTTAATCTGCTCCTTCTTGGTTAAATGCTCTCTCGACGCTCTGGTATTCGAGTTGAAGAACGGAATCACCATTCTTTCTTGGTTTAAAAGACGGTATTGCTCTATCAGGGGGTCGACGTCGATTTGGAAATACTCTAAGTTCTCGTACTCTTCTATTTCTAAGCTCAGAGTATCCGCTAAACAGCGCAATTTAGTCAACATCCTCGGCCTAAGGTTATATTCACCTTGCAAAAGAATATTTATTTTAGATAAAATGTGTTTACACTTCTCGATATTAAGGCTTTCATTCTCTATAAATATGTTTATTTTAGAATTAAGCTCTAATATGTCCATAGTCGGTTCTTTAGCCTGTATTTTTGGTTTAGACATTTATTTAAACCCGCCGTCTCTATAAACCCGCCGTCTCGCTTTTTACCCTTGGCCCGGATCATGTGCCCAGGCGAAGCCTTTGAACCCCGATGGACGTTTCCATATAATAAAAATAAAATGAAATTGCGCAAAAAAATGTTGTAAATAATAAAAGATAAAATGAACCAAAAAACATTGACGATACCTCTGCGCCCCTGGGTTGGGGACCGATCGGGTCCTCTCAATGATACTTCTGTACGGATCCTTCATTGGAAAGGGATCCGGTTCGAACTGGATAGTCCGAAGTTTGTGTTGGACGAAGTAACTATGATTGGAGCGACCGAGAGACGTCGTATAATTAAGCTGAAAGTCGACTCAAGCTTGCTAAACGCTATTCTCACCCACGAACCAAGACCTTTGGCGCACTATCCCGTTCGGAGGGCACAGAGGCGTATTGGCCCGTCGTTTAACTTAATGATGATTACAACAGACCACAAAGTATTATTGCTCGAAAGATCTCAATCGTTTCATTTCCGAAAGGTTATGAAAGACCTGAGAATTAATAAAATAAATTTAAATGTTCTGGGCTCTCTTTATACCCCAGAGTTAAAAAAGCTGGGTGAAACATTTTTTGACTTTCTTCCGCCACCGCAATTATCTAACCTTCGTGTGGCACGTACGTATACCCTTGGGCCCGGAGGACCCAAGATTAACCTTCCGCCGTCGGCGGAAGGGTATATCGAGGGTAGGGTTAATGAGAGAACAGTGTACATTTTTCCAGGAGGACATTCGTCATTAAACGAAACCGTTATTCTTACTCTTATTCGAGAATTACAGGAGGAAACATCCATAAATATAACTATACAAGATTTAAAATTCAACACATCTTACTTTTTTAATGTTTTAATATATGATTGTATGGTTGAAAGGAGTTTTAATAATTATGTGTTTCCAGTAAAGGTTAATATGAGTAGTCAAGATCTATCTCGTCGTTTTAAGGAGACGAGACACACCCGCAACCCCTCTTTCGTGGACATCGGTGGCTATACCCTTGGGTCCTCCGGACCCAAGATTAACCTTCCGCCGTCGGCGGAAGAGTATGACCTGTTTGAAGCGTTTATGCAAGTGCAGCGGTTTATGCTGCTTTAACCTTTAACGCCCGAATCGTGTCGTCGGTTGGCTTGAGTGTCTTTTATGGCGAAAACCATAAAAGATAGATAGAAGTGTGAGTGATCTATTCAAAAAATTTTTTTGCATACGAATAAAGTATATAAGATCTTAATTCTTGCAATATAATACTTATGATACCTTCACCTTCGATTTTTTTTAGTCCAGAGTTAAGGAGAACTTCGAGGATAGTTGGGTTTTGGTGCAAGTAAAAATTTAAGATTAACATAGTCTTAAAATAATGCATTTTCGTGAGTTTTGTATCTTCTACCTTGGCTTTTTCTTGTAACCTAAAGTTTGAATATAGATACATTGAGCCGAAAAAATTTACAACAAATCTTTGCTGCTGCACGCTCAACGGCCACCTTATTAACCATTTAGATCTAAGATTTGGTCTCAGCATGTGGTACTCCTTAACCAACTTCAAACTTTCATCTGGTGGTATACGTAGTATTAATCCTAAGAAACATGCTATCACAAGACTAGACCGACCATGACCTCCTCGACAATGTAAGTAAATTTTTTCTCCGGGTTTTAGGCTTTCTAACACCATTTGTATAATAAATAAAAAAACTGTAAATTTCTTTTTATCCTCCGGCACGTGCCTATCCTTAATCGGGTAGCTAATCCAGTTGTCCACAAGATGCGAATACGCCTTTGTGTTCCTTTCATTATCAGCGGTCAAATCTACGAACCACACAACCCCTTCGTCCTTCAACTCTTTTATCTCTTTATGGGTCGGGTAACCACCGAACAATGCTTTTTTTTCTATAAAAAACGATGCTTGGTTCATCTTTATTTATTGTTCTTCAGATGGTGTTCGAACCAAATCGTGTGACAACCATGAAAATAACTAAAAATTGATTTTTGTTTAATACTTAAAAGTATAAATAAACCTGATGTCTCTTGTACACGGCAATAGAAACACAGAAACTATGTTTGAAAGCACCAAAAAGATTCTACAGTCTTTTTTGGTCAAAACCAACCTTTTAATAGATTTAAATATAGTAACTACAATTTTGCCTGCCTATATACCCGGACCAAAAGAGTTAAGTGCATATCGTTCTGGTACAGTAATAGCGTTAAAGTATAAAAACGTGCTTGTAGGACAAGAATCTCTGTTCAAAACAAAAACCGGATTTAAGAACGCGTGCCATCTTATTGTGTGTTACAACACCCTTGGACGCGTAAAAAGAATGGTTCACGTCAAGATAACGTCTTCCACGTTCCAAGTTATAGGTGTAGATGTGGCAGACGTAGAGAAAATAGTATATAAGGTATTTTTACTCCTTGAAAAGTTGAACAGAAAAACAAGAGTGTTCACACCCCAAAAGAGCTCGAATGCAGTGTGTCCAAATTCTTTGGAGTTTGTAGAAAAAAATAGGTTAGAACTACTCATTGTTCCTGTTTTAAATAATTATATGATTACTTTGGACTCTGAAGTTGTAGGAAATATATTTAAATATTCCAGAGTTCAAATCGTCCAAAAATTCTTTAAAAATAATTTTATAAGTTTTACGGTCCCAAATGATCCAGCTATAACAATAAAAAAATCTTTTATGTATAAAGAGTATAGTAACCATCCGATACCGTATATTGTATGGAATAAAAAGTATGGGCGGACATTACGCTATATCGAATACGACTCTTATACAACTCTTTTAAAGGAGAACCAGAAACTGAACGCGCAAAGCGACAAATATATAACCATGAGGTTATACTCGACCGGCAAAGTTCTAATCAGCGGATTCGACGAGATGCTTATCCAGGCAAGCGTCGGGCACTTTTTAGCGGCGTGTAGACAATTCAATTGACGTTTCTAGATTCGGCAGCTAATAAATATGATTGAACGCAGTCTTGCTTTACTCTTTGGCCTGATAGTCGGTCTTATGGGCTATCTTTATGCGACCAAAAAAAAAATTATCAAAGAAAATTTTTTACCATCTATGACTTACAAAGTCGACCGAGTCGCTGCTCCTAACGAAGATTTTGCGCAGAAGGGCGAGTTTTGGTCAGTCCCAGGTACTTATCAATCTTTGGTAGCTCCTAGATCTGCAAGTGTCCAATATGGTTCACAGATACAATACAACTTACCTCCGGAAAGTTTGCTTGCGTACAGATCGGACACGCCTTTCGCCAACGACGGTCTTATGTTGACTACTGGAGAGGGAGACATTGTACAACCAGTCACTTACGACAGGTTTATGTTCTCCAACAAACGCTCTCGCTTAAGAGAACATGGAGACCCAATACGAGGTGACTTACCCATTATACCACACAACTCCGACTGGTTTAGACCATCTGTCCAGCCTCACATCGACCTTAAAGAAGGCGCTATGCAAGTCATGGGCGGGTTTGACAACGACACCAATAACCAACTATCCATGTTAATGGCCGCTTCTGCCGGCAACGCTATGCAAACCTTCGGAGGCATGAACTTCAGCGGGGACGACGGCCTTTCGTCGCATATGGGTGCTTTCATGAGGTCTCCATACTCGACTTCTTCGTTGAACACGGGCACACCCAACCTGCGGACGACAGACGCCAACCTGGCCAAATTCATGAGTGCCGCTCCTCAAGGTTCGAATGCCGTTCAGGGATTCGCCGCCACAGGCATGGTTCCGCAATATACCAACAACGCTAGTGTCTTTTCCAGCATGGGGATGGTACCGCAATCCGCTGTCGCAGTTGAACGCTCCGGCGACATTAACGTTATGAGAGGTTAACCAACTTCTTCTTTAACCCTTCATCGTTCGCGCGGGTAAAGAGCTAATGCTTATTTTTAACCTTTTTAAGGTTAAAAATAAAATACTACCCTTTCTTGTCCTTCGGCAAAACCAAAGG